AGGCTGGTTCGGTTGAGGAAGCGAAGACAATCCACGAGACCCTTCAAAGCACAGTGGCGTCCACTCCCCAGAGAGGACCACAATCACTAAGCGAAGCTATCACCCGTCCAACTTCCATTATCCGTGCATCTCGCAAGGAAGAGCCCAAAGTGGATCCTTTCCAAGCAAGAATGCGTAAACTAGCAGGTTTAGAATAAATCAAAAATTTAAGGAGGATTTATAATTATGTCTAGTATTGTTGAAAGATTGACCGAAGGCGTTGTCAATCGTGATATGCGTGCTGAGTCCCACGCACTTCTTTCCAAGTGGAAGAAGACTGGTCTCCTAGAGGGTCTTGAGGGTGAGCGTCAGGCTAACTCCATGGCTCGCCTACTTGAAAACCAAGCCAAGGAGCTTCTCCGTGAGAGCACCACCATGTCAAGTGGTGATGTCGAAGGTTTCGCTGCTGTTGCTTTCCCCATTGTCCGTCGCGTTTTCGCTGGTCTTATCGCCAACGATCTCGTCAGCGTTCAGCCCATGAGCCTACCTTCTGGTCTCATCTTCTTCCTCGACTTCACCTTTTCTGGTGAGCTTGGTGGTACTGATGTTTCTGGTCGTAACCGTTTCGGCAACGTTGATGGCAAGTCCATCTACGGCACCGATCAGGTTGGTTCACAGGTTACCGGTGGTGTTGACCTCGTAGCCTCAAACGGTTCTGACCTATCTGGTCCCCGTGCCTCCGCTCGTGGTTACGCTTACGCTAGCCCAACCGGTAGCTCCACTCTTAGCACCGCTGGTAAGGTTTGGCGCACTTTCGCCCTAACCTCATCAATGACTGATGCTCAGAGAAAGCTTGTTCAGTACGATCCTGATATTCTCGCTCTTGAGACTACCCTTGGTACCGCTGCAACTCACGCTGTAGCAGTTGTCCGTGTTCCTCTTACTGATATTTCACCATCAGATGGTGGTTCTGCTGCTGATCTAGACAACTTCTCAGCTTTTAGAGTTGAATCTGCTAATGCAACCTTCGCTACTACTACTGGTGATGCAGTTGTTGAAGCAAGTAACACCCTAGCTCGTCGCTTGACCAGATACGCTGATGCTGATAGAAGCCTTGTTTACCTCACATTCGTTGGTACCACCGGCTCTGACGACCAGATTCGTGTTGGTAGTGCAGGCGGTGGTGTTGCTGATGATACCGCTCTTGCTGATGGTAACTCTAAGCTTCAGGTTCCAATCACTGACAAGTTCCAGTCCGGTGCTAACACCGACCTTGGTGCAGTCCGTGGTGCAACTGAGTGGGGTCTTGAAGGCTCTGCCGACATCCCTGAGATCGACATCAAGGTCGATTCCATTGCTGTCACCGCTCAGACCAAGAAGCTCAAGGCCAAGTGGACCCCAGAGCTTGGTCAGGACCTCAACGCATACCACAACTTGGATGCAGAGGTTGAGCTTACCAGCCTTCTCTCCGAGCAGATCGCTCTAGAGATTGACCGCGAGATCCTTGCTGACCTCGTTAACGGCGCTACCGCAGCTACCCGTTACTGGTCACGCGCACCCGGTCTCTTCGTTGATTCCAACGGTAACGAGATTGGTGCCAGCGCTAAGGCTCCTGACTTCACTGGTACTGTCAGTGAGTGGTACGAGACCCTCGTTGAGACCATCAACGATGTCTCTGCTCAGATCCATCGTAAGACTCTACGTGGTGGTGCTAACTTCGTCGTTTGCGGACCCGAGGTTGCCAACATCCTTGAGTTCACCGCTGGCTTCCGTGCAAGCGTCACTCACACCGACGAGAAGGGCTCCATTGGCGCTCTCAAGGTCGGCGCTCTCAGCAAGAAGTTTGATGTCATCGTTGACCCCTACTTCCTACGCAACGTCATTCTAGTTGGTCGTCGCGGTGGCTCTTTCCTCGAAAGCGGCTACGTCTACGCGCCTTACGTCCCACTACAGACTACTCCCACAATCTTCGGACCTGAAGACTTCGTGCCACGTAAGGGTGTTATGACCCGCTACGCGAAGAAGATGGTTCGTCCAGATATGTACGGTCTAGTCGTCGTTCGTGGTCTACTAGGTGAGTCAGGCGCCTGATAGGTAGTCAACTCTAAAACCTAAGCCCCCTGCCCTGCGCAGGGGGTTTTTGTTTATGCTCTCACTATTTACTACGATTAGGAGGCTCTATGAATGCCCACAAACTTACAACCATTATCCGAGACTAGCGCAGTAATTCTTTCTTCTGCCGGTGATCCTTCGGCTGTTGCAGCAGCAGTTCCTTTTGGAATTTACAATGATTCAAATTACTTTCTTACAGGAGCAGCAAAACAAGTAGATTTTGTTTACAAGCGACTCGGTGGCGATGTCGTTGATATCGAGCTTACAAACGCAAATGTGTACGCTGCATACGAAGAGGCAGTATTAGAATATTCATATATCCTCAACATGCATCAAGGGAAGAACATTCTTCCTGACGCACTTGGTAAGGCAACCGGCACTTTCGATCACTTGGGTGATTCTGTTTCCGGTCCTTCAGGAGTAAATCTCCAGTATTCAAAGATTACTCTTTCCTATGCAAATAAAGTTGGTGATGCAGTGGCAACTATGGCTGGCTTTGGCGGCACCACTGCTATTTATTCTGCTTCATTTACAACTGTCAAAAACAAACAAGACTACGATCTTCAATCTATTATCTCATCTTCCTCTGCATCTGGTGTTGATGACACTGGTGGCGCTGTACCTTATGCTGGAAAAGTTGGAGATTCCAGAGTTATAATCGATAAAGTTTTTTATCGCTCTCCAATCGCGATGTGGCGCTTCTATGGCTACTATGGTGGCATAGGTGTTGTTGGCAATTACTCAACCTACGGTCAGTATGCTGACGATTCTACTTTTGAGATTGTGCCAACTTGGCAGAACAAACTTCAAGCAATAATGTATGAAGATTCTCTCTACACCAGAACTTCGCACTATTCATTTGAGATCATAGATAACAAATTGAGACTATATCCGACACCTCGTGGTGACGATAACTTTGCAGGGTACCTTGATCGTATTTGGGTTCGCTTTAGAATCGCAGACAATTCATGGGGAGAGGATGGAGATACAAATACTGGGGTGAACGGTGTTAACAACATTAACACTCTACCATTTGACAACATTCCATACGAGAACATTAACTCCATGGGCAAGCAATGGATTCGTAACTATGCTCTCGCATTATGCAAAGAAATGTTGGGACAGATTCGTGGTAAGTTCCAGTCTGTTCCCATCCCCGGTGAGTCAGTTACTCTAAATTACTCTTCTCTTCTATCCGAGGCACAAAAAGAAAAAGATGATCTACGACAGAAACTAGCAGATATGCTAAAAGAAATTGAATACCCAGAACTCGCAAAAAAAGAACAAGAGAAGGTCACGGCAGCAGAAGAAACTCTTCGTCGCTCTCCGCTACCCATCTTTGTAGGATAAACTATGAAACTATTATTAGAAAATTGGAAAGATTACATCAAAAACCCAGATGAAGAGCGTGAATGTCTTACGCCGGGTGCGATATATGATATGGATATTGGTTCCAATGTTGTTGGAGTTAAAGTTCGTTTACCAATGAATATTGATATATCAGAAGAAGAAGCAATACAATTGGAAAATGAAATGCACGATGCCCTTGAGGCAATCCTATCAAAGTATTTTAGAGGCAATTAAATGTCAGATAACGAATGGTCCAGACCAGCAGCACCTCCACCTCCACTCTTTCTTGGTAAGAAGGAGCGCGATCTTGTTAAGCAAGTTAACGATGAACTCGTAGAAAAGGTTATTGGACAGCAAATACTCTACTATCCTATTGATATGGAGACAACAAATTTCCATGACCTATATGGCGAGGCAATAGAAAAAACATTCTTGCCTCCTGTCAGAGTGTATGCTCTTGTTAAGTTTGATCAAGACGATACCTCATACCTTGACTCTGTTGGTATTGATAACATGTCAGAAATTACAATTCATTTTCATAAGCGCAGACTTGCTGAAGACCAAGATCTATTTGTAAGAGAAGGCGATTTTGTTCTCTACGGAGACCTTTATTATGAAATCATGGCACTATCTTCACAAAGAAGATTGTTTGGACAAGTAAACCAAACATTTGAAATCTCTGCTAAATGTAAGAGAGCACGTAAGGGACTATTCGATGCTACCTGATAATTTTGATTTTGCACAACTACCAGAAGATAGGGACAACTTTACTCTCAAAGAGATAGGATTACTTGCTTCTCGTATTGAAGATATTGATTATGCTATGGTATCTTGGTTGAAAGAAGATCTTGATTTGACAACATTAACCAACGAAGGGTATAAACGTGTCCCTGTTCTTTGGCAAACACCCGAACGCGCATTTCAAATCAAGAACAATAAAGATTTAAGAGTTCCTGACGATCATAGCTCTGGAGCGATTACACTTCCTGTTATTACCATTGAAAGAACAGGCATAGTAAAAGATCCCGCAAACAAAGGCTCGTTCCAAGCGCATCTATACTCCGACAAGAAAAATGGAAGAACAGGTCGCATGGTCATTGCTAAAAGAATTAAACAAGATAAGACAAGAAACTTTGCTGTTGTAGGAAATACAAGAACAAACAGTGATGGCACAAGACAAAAGTTTTTTCCAAGAGTAAATAAAAAAGTAGTTATTGAAACTCTTTCGATACCGATTCCCATCTATGTCAATCTTGACTACAAGATTATAGTAAAAACTGAGTATCAACAGCAGATGAATGATCTTACTCAGCCTTTCATGACGAGAACAGGACAAATCAATTCCTTTGTAATGCGTAGAAATGGTCACCTTTACGAAGCTTTTATTGATCAGGGCTTCAGTCAGTCTAACAATGTTGCTAATCTTGGAGAAGACGAAAGACAATTTACTAGTGAAATTACTATAAAAGTCTTAGGATATCTCATTGGTGAAGGCAAAAGTGATGATAGACCTATTGTCACAAAAGAAGAAAGTATAGTTGAGGTTGCATTCCCCCGCGAGTCAGTTGTTCCAGCAGGAAATGATAACTTTTTTATGGACTAGTGATATCCTGAAGTGTTTTGGAAATCAACCTTACTATTTAAACTATGATTGATAATGCTTTCTAGCATATTTTATAAAGTGAGGAATAACTAATGCCCGTAAAAAGTTTTAAATTTGTGTCTCCCGGTGTGTTTATCAACGAAATTGATAACTCATTCCGTCCACGTAGACCAGATGCAATTGGTCCAGTAGTCGTTGGACGCTCTGTCAGAGGTCTTGCAATGCAGCCTGTCAAGTTGGAATCATTTTCTGACTTCCTGACCATGTATGGAGATACTGTACCCGGTAACGCTGGTGGTGATATTTATCGCGATGGCAACTACCAATCACCAATGTACGGCACTTACGCTGCAAAAGCCTTCTTGAACGCTTCTGTTGCCCCTGTAACTTACGTTCGTCTTCTTGGATCCGAAAACACCAACGCAACTGCTGCAGGTAAGGCAGGCTGGCAAACTACCGAAAATCCCGCAGATCGTGGTGGAAGTATAGATAGTAACGGCGGCGCGTTCGGTCTTTGGGTATTCCCATCAAGCTCAAACGACAGTTGTGGCGAGGGTGGTGGCGCTACTGATAACCTCGGTACTGCTATTTTGAGTGCTGTCTGGTACATAGATGAAGATTGTTCAATACAGCTTTCTGGAACCCTTGCTAACGCATCTTCTAAAGAAGAGGGTGTAGCCAAGGTAATCGAATCTGATGCCAGTGGCTTATTCACTGCTGTTGTTAAGGGCTCTAAGGCTTCCACAGAGGGTGACGAAACATTTACTTTCAACTTTGACGATACAGATCAAAAGTTCATTCGTAAGGTATTTAACACAAACCCACAGCTTGTTGATGGTGGCAACTTTTATGCACCATCACTAGAGCGTAACTACTGGCTTGGTGAAACATTTGAACAGGAACTTCGTGAAGCACAAGACGGAGTTGGCTCAATAACTGGAAGTTCAGGTACCAGTATTGCTTCACAAAAAATGTTTGGTGTTATTCTTCCAATTAGAAATGGCTCCAGCGGACCTAACTCAATGAAACTTGGAACCCAAGAGGCACAAACTGGCTGGGTTATTGGTCAGGATATCGGCAACGCTGCCTCTTGGGTTCCAGAAGAAGCATACAAGCTATTCAAGCTTAAGGGTCGTGGTCATGGCGAATGGTTGCATAAGAATGTCAAGGTTTCAATTGAGAAAATTCGCTATTCTGGCACACAGACTAGTGACTTTGGTACATTCTCAATTGTTCTCCGTTCCTTAACTGATACTGACGCTAACCCGGTTGTTCTTGAAAGATTTGACAATGTAACTCTCGATCCACGTTCACCAAACTATGTTTCAAGAGTCGTTGGTGACCAATATTATCAATGGAATGAGACCGAAAGAAGACTAAGACTATACGGGGAGTATCCAAACCAGTCCAAGTTTGTATATGTCAGCGATATAAACGAAGGCAATATTCAGAACGCCAACTCACTTGTTCCATTCGGATATTACGGTCCTCCTAACTTCTCTTCCGTCACTAACTGGAGTGGTTCACTTGGGGACCCAGCAGTTGCAGATAGCTACATTCGTGTATCTGCTCTACCTTTTAGTGCTGGTAATGATGGTATGCTTTCTGGTGCTGCCGGTAACTTCACTGGTTCACTAGTGTGGCCAAAAGTTAGACTACGCCACTCTGCTTCAGATGGCGGTCTTTCCGACCAGACCGACGCTTTCTTTGGTATGCAGACTACTAGAACACTCGGTAGCAGCCGTGGCGATATGTCAGTCAAGGATTATCACAGAAGATGGATTGCTGAAGCTGGCAACTGGGGCTCAGTCGCAGGTGCTGTTGAACAAGATTACATCTTCACCATGGATGATATTGTAACAAGCAGTATTGGTGCTTACTACTCCTCTGGCTCAAGAGCATCAGAGACAAGTTACACTGCACAATCAGGTAAGACCTACAAGGATCTCATTGACCTTGGTTACGATAAGTTCACAATGCCTCTATGGGGTGGCTTTGACGGCTTCGATATCACCAAGCCAGATCCACTCTACAACACAGGTATTACTGATACTGCAACCGATACTACAAGTTATGCCTATAACACTTACAAGAGAGCAATTGATACAGTTGCCGACCCAGAGTTTGTAGACATGAACTTACTTACAGTTCCCGGTCTTACAAAAGAAGGTCTAACTACACACATGGTTAATGTTTGTGAAGCGCGAGCAGATGCTCTTGCGTTAATTGATCTTCCCGGTGTTTACTTGCCAGCGCATGAAAAGTACGAATCAGATATTGCTGACCGTCAGACCAAGAGCCCATCACAGGCAGCAAACGATCTTCGTCAGCGCCAGATTGACTCATCCTACGGTGCTACATTCTACCCATGGGTACAGACTGTAGACGAAGGAACTGGTCAGGCACTATGGATTCCGCCTACTGTCGCTATGATGGGTGTACTTGCAAGCTCCGAGAGATCATCGCAAATCTGGTTTGCTCCAGCAGGCTTCAATAGAGGCGGTCTTTCCGACGGCGCAGCAGGTATCCCTGTCACTAGCGTCTCACGCAGACTAACCTCTAAGGAGCGTGATGTTCTTTACGAGGCTCGCATTAACCCAATCGCAAGCTTCCCAAGCACTGGTATTGTAGTGTTCGGTCAGAAGACCCTACAAGAACGTCCATCTGCTCTAGATCGCATCAACGTGCGTCGTCTAGTCATCTACCTCAAGAAGCAGATCTCCATCTTTTCTACTCAAATTCTCTTTGAGCAGAACGTACAGGCAACTTGGAACCGCTTCAAAGGTCTTATTGAACCATTCCTTGCAAACGTCAAGACTCAATTCGGTATCACTGATTACCGTCTAATTCTAGACGAGAGCACCACAACACCTGACCTTATCGACCAGAATGTTGTTTATGCTAAGATTATGATTAAGCCAGCTAGAGCAATCGAGTACATCGCTATCGACTTCATCGTTGCTTCAACCGGCGCATCATTTGACGACTGATAACCGGGGGCTTTTGCCCCCACCTACTACTTATTTATGAAACATAGGAGAACCTAACAAATGCCATTCTGGTCAGAAAACTTTGGTGATGGGACTAACAAAAAAGACCCAAAAAGAAATTTTAGATTTATCGTAGAATTCGGCGGTATTAATGCTACTCCCGGTGGTGCTGTAGCTTGGTACGCTAAAACTGCTCAAAAGCCTTCATTTGCTATTGCAAATGCAGAGCACAAGTACCTTAACCACACTTTTTATTATCCCGCAGGTGTAACTTGGAACCCGATTTCAATTACCATGGTTGATCCTGTCGACCCTGATATGTCAGCCACTTTCTCCGATATCATAACCGCAGGCGGCTATCGTCCCCCGACTGATACTACTTCTCTTGGTACCATGTCTAAGGCAAAGGCTGCCTCTGCTCTCGGTACTGTTACTGTCACTCAAATTGATTCAGACGGTAAACCACTTGAGACTTGGACTCTTTGGAACCCATTCATTGAAGATATCAAGTATGGCGACACCCTTGATTACACAAATGCAGAACTTACAGAAGTTTCCGTCACTCTCCGTTATGACTGGGCAAGAATTGAAACTTCGACTGACTCTTCTGCTGTAAGTGCCGGTGGCCGTGAGTTCTTCAAGGTATAATTTAGACAATAATTAAACGCGAGGTGTAAATTGTCAAGAAACCAAGATCGTCTGGGCGGCGTTCAACAGCCCGACACGAGCCCCCCACCACAGATAGCTGGTGAGGGTTTCTCGTTTGTAATTCCCACTGAATTTGTGGATCTTCCATCACTAGGAAGATATTATCCAGAGAACCACCCTCTTCATAATAAAGAAAGTATAGAAATTAAGCAGATGACTGCAAAAGAAGAGGATATTCTCACATCAAGAACGCTATTAAAGAAAGGTCTTGCTTTGGAGAGGTTGTTACAAAGCTTGATTGTAGACAAATCAATCGACCCGACAACTTTGCTTGTTGGAGATCGTAATGCAGTAATAATTGCTGCTAGGGTTTCTGGATACGGTAGTGATTATGCTGTTTCTGTTGACTGTCCTGCTTGTGGTACGAATCAAGATTATGGATTTAATCTAAAAGAGTTACAAATTACTCATGGAGATGTAGATCATACAATGGATGTTACAGATAACTTAGATGGAACAATTACTTGTATTCTGCCAAAGACTGAAATTACTGTAGTTGCCAGACTATTAACGGGCAAAGAAGAGAAAACAATTACTAACATCATAGGCGGAAACAATTTGATATCAAAACAGCTTGAATCATTAATTGTTAGTGTAAACGGAGACTCTTCTAGAAAAGCAATCCAATATGTTGCCAATAATATACCTTCAATTGATTCACGTCACTTGCGTATGGTTGTGAAAGAAGCTACTCCCAATGTTGATTTAACTCAAGAATTTTCTTGTACCAATTGTGGTCATACGCAAGAAATGGAGGTGCCGCTTACGGCAAACTTTTTTTGGCCTGACCGATGATTATAATGAGGGAGTCTATGAACAAATTTTCTTCCTCAAATATACAGGCGGCTGGAGTTTTTCTGAAATATATAACCTCCCTGTAGGGCTCAGAAACTGGTTTGTTAAACGCACAGTCAAACAATTAGAAGATGAGGCACAAGCAATCAAAGAAGCATCAAATGGCGGCGGTAATTCGCAGACGCTAACAGTTCACAATCAGCCAAAGATGCCGAAAACCTTCTAACTTAGGCACCCACCGGGTGCCTTTGCTTTTTTGTAGGAAGCCTATTTATAGGGAGAGGTAATCTTGTATGTCAAGAAGAACAGGTCGCACAGCCGATCAATTTAGTAAATTACGTCAAGAAATTGAGGCGTTAAACGCTGCAATACAGCAACTAATTGAAAGTCAACGCCAAGCAAATGCTGAGGCGCGTGCAGAATATGAGAGAAAAGAAAGAGTAACCGCTGCTTCTGATGCTAGACGTACTGCATCAGAAGACGCACGCGACGAAAAAGAAAGGCAACGCCTTGCAAGAAATGAGAAATTATTGAAGCAACAAGAAAAAAGGGTTGAAAAAGCCCAAGAAGAGTTTGACCAAGCTTCAAGCATACAAAAAAAGTTGGAAAAATTATCACAATTACAAGAAGAGCAACTTGATTTAGAGAAGAAAAAACTCGATGAAATGGACGCAACTGATGAAAAATATGCCGACCAACTTCAGAAAATACAAGATATACAAAATGGTATTAAAAATACCAATGAGAGCACAAAACAATTTAATAAAAAACTTGATGAAACAAGAGAAAAAGTAAATTCTATAAGTGAAACCGTTAAAAGTTTTACCTCTAGTCTCATGACCATTGCTAAAGGCGATTTTGTGAATGGATTTAAACAATTCGGTGGTGCGATGGGTTCTGTAGTCAAAAAATTTGCTAGTAAAAAACTCAAAGCTGGTACTGAAAGCTTATTAAATCGGATATCGGCAATGGGCACAAAAATGCCAGAGGCAGCCCAAGGTGCCTCACAGGCAGGGGCAGCAATAAGCTCGCTTGGTTCATCTTCTATTGCAGCGACTGGTGGTGCGATAGGTCTCGGTGTTGCTCTTGGAGTTGTAATCGCTGCTCTTCTTGCATTGGCAGTAGCAATTGGTGCTGCCATGATACTAGCAAAATTTACTTTAGAAATTGAAAACTCTTCACGCGAACTTGCAAAAATTACTGGACTATCAAAAGATTTTGCTCATTCTATGCACGAAAATGCAATGGAATTACGAACAGCGGGTGTGTCAGCGCAAGACCTAAATGGCGCACTAATTTCACTAAATGCTACATTTACTGATTTTAGTATGCTCTCAACTTCAACTGCAAAGAAAGTTGCCGATACAACGGCAGTACTAACAAAATTAGGAATGTCTACCGATGATGCTTCTAGAGGATTCCAAACCCTAACCAAAGGTATGGCACAAACTCCTGATGAGGCTGCCAACACAATGATAGCAATGGATGCTCTTGCGAGAGATTTGAATGTCAGTACATCGAAAATTGGTGCTGATTTTGCAGGGGCTGCAAGCCATCTACAAAAGCTATCAGGACCAGAAGCAATACGAGCATTTAAACAATTGTCAGTTGTTTCAAAGGCAACAGGTATTGAGGTATCCAGACTGCTTGCAATAACTGAAAAATTTGACACGTTTGAAGGCGCAGCCACGCAGGCTGGCAAACTTAATGCTGCTCTTGGTGGCAACTTTGTAAATGCTATGGAGCTTATGACAGCGACAAACCCAGTTGAGCGTTTTGAAATGATCAGAGATTCAATACTTGATTCGGGCTTGGCATTTGATGAAATGTCATACTTTCAAAAGAAATTCTTTGCCGATGCAGCAGGTATGGCAGATGTAGGTGAACTTGCTCTTGCTATGAGTGGAGATTTTGGTGCAGTTAACGCAGAAATTGGTAAGACACAAGCAGACTACGAAGCCGCAGCAGAAAGAGCAAAGAGTTTTCAGTCAGTTCAAGAACAATTAAAGAATTCTTTTTATCAATTAATACCTGTTATAACTCCGCTTATTGAAAAAATCGATGAATTTACTGATAAATTTACACAATTTGTTAAAGAAAACCAAAATGAAGTTCAAGATGTTTTTCGCGAACTTGGCGATGTTATGATCACTTTGGCTGATACATTTATTACTCTTGCGCCACTTATATCAGTTTTGCTAAAATCATTTGCTAAAATAGTTCAGATGGTCATGAAAGTCAACAATGAGATTGGTATTTTAGCAGTTCTAAACAGCGCACTTAAAGACTCAATGACTGTAAAAAAATCACCATCACTACTTGATGCTGTTGTTATGTTATCTGAAGGTCTGGCAGGCATAGGAGAAGGGGTGTCCAAAATATTGTCACCAGTCGGGGCACTGACCACTGGAATGAAAAAATTAAAAGATTCAATATTTGGTGGCGAAGACGGGCTGACAGCCAATGTTCAAATGACTGCTGCTGCTGTAGCGGGCGTTGGTGATGCCTCCGCACGAAGTGCTGCTGCCGTGAGGGCAACAGCACCTACAATTGCCAACAACACTGCAATTAGAAATGCAACAAACAATACAACGATTAACAACACAAACGGTGGTTCCAATACAGGAATCAGTATTAAGTTTGATAACAAGAAGTTTGCCGATCTCTTTGATGTTCAAGTTGAGAAGTCAATTGGCAGAGCAGCAAGAAAGGCGGTAATATAAAATGGCACTAGAATTTGATATCAGAAAATATAAAGACGATGGACAAATAATTGTCGATGGTTCTGATGCTTTAGCAAACCAAGCACAACAAGTCATATCTTTTCAAAATGTTAGAAATGAACAAGATGTATTTTTTAAAGCATTTATTACAGCTTTCAATGAAACCTATACTCCAAGCTTTAATGCTACAGAGGTTTTTGGTAGAGTTGACCCAATACAACAATACAAAGGCACTACTAGAAATATAACCCTTGCTTGGAAGTTACCTGCTGCATCAGAAAGTGAGGCATACGAAAACCTTGGTAGAGTTCAAAAATTGTTATTAATGTTATACCCAAGTTATCTTGATTTAGACCCCGGCATGAACCCCAATGCCCTCACGCTTTCCGAAGCCCCCCTTGTAAGGCTAAAGGTCATGAACTTGTTAACTTCTCATCCCGGCAATAATTTTGAAACAGACGAAGAATACGATGAAAATTCTGAAAAATTTAGAAATATAAATGAACCAAACACATCAAACCAGTTGCTAAGATACAGGTCTGATTCTAATAGTAGTCTTGGGATGCTTGGCGTCATTACTTCTTGCAATGTAAATCACAATTTAGAAGGTGTTGATGGAGTTTTTCAAAGAGTTGATAGTTTAGATTTTGGTGTTCCCGAAGCTATTCCAAACACTATCCTTCCTAAATTAATAGATGTTAATATCTCTTTCACGCCCTTACATGAATTTACCCCTAATTCAGAAACAACACCAATTTTTCCCTATGGTGTAAAGCTTGGCAAAACAGACGTTAAAAAAAGAACAGTTGAACAAGGCAAAACTTTAGAAGAATTAAGAGAGATTAAAAAGACCCTTGAAGAAAAACGCAGAGCAGCAGCGTCAGCGCAGCAATTAATAGATAAAAAACAGGCACAACTTCAAAAGACCGTAAATCGATTTATGAATGCGAGAGAAGGCTCTAGACGTGAAGAAAGGTTAGAATCAAAAGGACGGATATTGGCTGCCCAAATAGAAAGACAGTCAGAAATAACTGAAGAATTTAATAGTTACAGTGAAGAATTTGAGGATCTAATCTAGGATAACACAAATGGCAAACATACGCAACCAAAGACAAAACCCAATCGTAAACGATTCAGAACACTACAAAGAACTCTATGAGCGCAGAGGATTAAAGAAAATTACTCATTTTCCTACTGCCAGATTAAGACACCCCACTGTATCCGAGAGAGCAAATATAAACACCGTAGGTCATGTATGGGCTTATGGAGATAGGTTCTACAAATTGGCACATCAATACTATGGAGACGTTCGATTTTGGTGGGTCATAGCTTGGTGGAACGGATACCCAACAGAAGTAAGCGTACAGACAGGCGACTTCTTGGATATACCACTTGATATTGCCGCAGCACTAGACGCTTTGGGAATTTAAAATGTCAGAATGTATTCAAGATTCAACAGATTTATCAAAAATACAAGATTTATCTGAAGGGTATAGTGACAAGTTTGCAAGCGTACACCAAGCAAATGTGGATAGTGGTAGATGGGCTGATACAGTTTCAGGCACAGAGGTCTACAAAGAAAAATATTCAGGCACCCTAAGCGAAAGTCCAACCGCCGAGGACTTATTAAAGCAAGCAGAGTTTGCAACTACCTCTGTTAAATTAACAAGACTCAATTCTTCATACGCAGAATATGAAAAAATAAAAAACTTAACTGAATCATTAGATTTAAATTTAGTTACGAATGATGGTACAGCATTTAACCTTTTAGATGAAATAGATACTAGTACAATCTCTTATGAAAGTATTAAATCTTTTAATAGTATCAGGCAAAAAATTTATGATTTTTCTCAAATTCAATATGATGGTAGTGATAGCGGACTTAACACTGAATCTTACCAAAAAGCATTAAATCAAATAGATTCTTTAAATCAAATTATAGATTCGGCAAATTATTTAAATGATCCTACTGTTAAGTCTCTAATACAAACGTGTCCCGAACAATTAGAACAACATGCTGAAAAAGAATATATTGAAGGCGTGCAAGAGCTACTGGAACCGGTTAATGGACCGGCGCGGACTGCATCAGATATTGCAGCAGAAGCAGCAGTAACGGCTGCTGTTGCGGCAGTCTCACCCACATCCGCCCTCCTCCGCACTGCTGGAACCATTGCCTCAGTGATTGGCGAAGATGAAAAAGCAAAATTAGCAGAAAAACAGAAAAAAGAAGCTGAGGCAGGAATTGAAGCATCGCTTGCAGAAGAAGTTATATTCCAAGAACAATGTTTTTTATTAGCAAACTTGGCTGAATTAGTAGAACATAAGAAATCTTTATCTGGCTCCTTTGAATTGCCATACGCAGGCGGGATAGTGCCATCAAATCATCCGATTCACATACAAGGAGACGCATTTGCTTTTACCAATAAGTTAGCAGTTAGCCCAACACAAAAAGAACTTTTTGAGTTGACAGAACCAGAGTTGTCTTCACTGACTCCGCACATGAGATTTTTCAAAGTTGAAAGCGGAGATGACGGCAAAGACATAGAAGTAGAAATAAAGTTTGATAGTAATTCCTCTAATGATTTAAATCATTACATGTCTCGACGTAAAACAAAAACTGGTGGTCGTGGACTCGGCGTGGGTGTTAAAAGCTTTACGTTCAGTTATGATGGTACAGACCCATTTTCTGCAAAGAAAGCAATTAGTGCAAAACTTTCAATTTATTCTCCATCATTTACTGAGCTTTTAAAAGATCGTGGAGAATACAGATATGTTGACTTAGCTTTGAAAACTGGAGCCTATAAGACAGCCGATATAAAAGCAGCAGAAAAACTTAAAGAAACATTAAGTGACAAAGAGAGGCAAAATTTAGATAAACTTAATTTTAGATTAAAAGTGTTGGTTGAGTGGACTGCTTCTCAACAGGCGACAAAACTTCTTGATTCTACAAAAAAGAAAGCGCTTTATAATTCTGCAATTTCAATCTATCTTACACCAACAATACACGAATTTGATTTTGATGATGCTGGTGGAGTTGAGTTTTCAATAAACTATCTTGCATATATAGAAGATTATTTTGCTCAACCAAGCTTTGATATATTCGGATCTCTAGGTCCAGACAAAAAAGCAAGAAACTTTGCATTTGAATATTTAAGACAGACAGATTGTGATTATGGTGGAGTAGATTACTCTCAGTTTAGAGCAAATGACGAAACATATATTTCTAAATCCAACGCTTTTGCTTTACAAAAATTTATAAGAAAAATTAGAAAAAATGATAAAATGTATTATTTGTCAATTTCTAAAAATCAAATGAGAAAATGGCTAAAAGAGCCATGGAAAAATGATTATATTACACAAAATCCTCCAAAGCAAGATTTAAGCATTGACAAACAAATAGTGACAGAAGCAGCAAAAGCGGCTGCTAAAGTCGATGAGGATAAACGAAGTGCCTTCAGGCTCTCTTTGGTTTCCAACTCAGACCTTGTAGAAAATATTTCTTTTATGTATGTTTCTGATTTAATTGATGCTGCTATGTCAAATGTAGAAGAATCTCTAAAAGATACAACAAATATTTTGGATACAAATTATGTTAAAGGTGTTTTAAAATCGGAAATTGAAGGTTCAGAATTTATAGAAAGATATATTAAGGAAAAAGATTCTCAAGAAAGACAATCAAAAAAATTAGCAACAATTGAACAATTTAAAAAAATTAGAATAGTTTTAGGACCAATGGAAATTGTACCATATAGTGTTAACTCTTCTTCCAAGCGTGCAATATCTTGCACAATTGGTGATATACCAATATCTTTAAACTATTTTCTAGACTTTATGTCTGAAAAAATATTGTCAAAAGATTTTGTAGAATATCCGTTTTCGAAATTTGTAAAAGATTTATTAAATGATTGTATTAGAAATTTCATAAACTCTGATAGTTGTTTTTCCACTGACACATCACAAAAAGTTTCAATTAATTCCACTTCAGTGTTAGCTTATAACATGAAAGAAGGTGGTGCAAAAGATGATTTATCAAATCTAATTTTAGAGGGTATAGGAGGTGGATTTTCAAAAAAGAACTGTTTATTGTTAAACAATGAAATGTTAAAAAATAAATTACCGATTTTAAAAATCTCTGGACCTCAAGAGGATTTTAGAAAAACTCTTAATATTGAAGATATGATCAATTATTATATTTTTACAATTGGAAGAAAATATCCTATAGATGCTTACACAGGCGATAAACAGAAAGATTCAGAAAACGGTGTTTTTCACTATGTTTTGGGAGCAAGAAAAGGTATTGTCAAAAATATTTCTCTTGACAAAACAACAACCCCCGGTCTTAAAGAATTGAGGTTTGAGCAAGAGGGCTTTGATGGGCTAACACAATTAAGAGAAGTTTATAATGCAAATATTACAACATTTTTAAATCCACAAACATTCCCCGGAACATATATTTATGTTGAGCCAAGAGGTTTTGATCCAACATCCACTGAGGATCTGACAAGATATGGTATTGGGGGCTACTACATGATAACAAAAACTACTCACCAAATTAGCCCCGGAAATGCCGAGACTGTTCTAAATGCAGCTTGGGTTGCTAGCAAAGGCGGCAAGGCTATAAAAGATGAGGGTGGTGAAAAAAGAGAAAAACAAAACAAGCCTGAAAATGTAAAAAAATGTAAAGTTCAAGCTTTACAATCAACAGTAAACGAGAGATAAATGTCAACATTTTATAAAGAATCTGATTCTGAATCAACTGAAAATCTATATGATAAAGGAATTGTTTATCGTTCTGAACTATTGCAACTAGCTCAAAAATATTCTTGCCTTGTAGATTTTAATTTTGCAGAAAAGTTCTTATATGGCAGAGTAAACAGAGACTTTGTTTCTATTGAACCAAATCAAGGATTTGTAAGTATAGAATCTTTGCGACAATCTGACAGCACAACTGGAAGAATAAAAGTTATGTCTTTTGTTGCTCTTGCATTTAATATGTTACACAGACATTTTGAAAGATCGGCACAGACTGGCAAGATACGAAAATCAGATCCATATTTGTCTACTCTCAAACCATATGAGGGATACCAAAACTCGAATACAGCTTATGCAAATTATTTCAATAGTGTTGTTTCAGCCATGAAAACACTAAAAAATGAAAAAAAAGCTGTAATAACAAATTTTGATGAGTTTATAGAATTTTTGAAAAGTTTTTCTAAATCTGTTGGTCGATCATTTCCAATAACAAAAACAGGTTTTGTGAGAAGTCGATATAACTCAATAATGAATAATGGCTTGTCAATTGAAATATCTGATTTGGTATATGAAAACGATGATCAAAAAATTACAGATTTTGTTGAATCTCCAAATTTTGAATATTACTTAAATGCTTGCAATTCTTTTGGTTTTATGGTTGATATAAATGCACCATGGAGAATAGTGGCAGACTTGGATTCAATAGCGATGCAAGATTTTGCTAAAAGATTTGGCTATGCAAACACAGACTCAGTAATTAATATTGCATTCAGAACAGTTCATTATTCATATTATACAAACTTACAATCACAATTATTAAATTTATATAATATACTTTCAAGTAAAGCAACAAAAATTGATGATTGTACTGGAAAAATAATTATTATTACACCAAAAGAATACACTATAGAACAAATTAATAATTTATATAATGAAAGTTATTTTATAAAGTTATATTGTATGTTAAGATTTTTAGAAGAAGAAGATCAACATACAAAAGCAAAGCAGGATCTAATTATAACCGATATTGTGAATTTGTCAAGGGTAAAAGATCTTCGCACTGCTCTTGGCTACTTTGAAAGATTTGTATCTCAACCGTTTGACTACAGAGGATCCCTGAGTTATATTGTTAGGGACAGAGCAAAACGTGAGGACGGATGATATTCCAAACACTTGATGACAAATCAGAATGTGTTGGTGTCTATGTTGATGGAAAGCTGAATTTTGACAGTATTCCAACAGGACTTACCAAGACATGGAAATACACAGGCTCCATAACTGATCCCAATATCAGATATGCTTGGCTGTATTGTGGTGGCAAAAAGCTTGAGGAAGTCTGCCCACCAGAACTAAAAGAAGAGCTTTCTGAACTACAGAAAACTTTCAAGGCTTATCTCAAATCGTTTCAGATTGCCAAGATCAACTTGACAGATAACTGCTTCTTTGATCTCGTGCCAAGCGACTTCTTGTTACAGTTTTGTGAAATGAGAAATAACATCACAGAGCACGTCTTTGAGACCTACTCACCACCACAAAACTACGATCACCTTGATCGTACTTACAAGTTGCTACATAAGATCAGATACCAGAAGTTGAACATCAATGTAGATGGCTGCCGCCACCTAATGACCACTACAAGCGACCGAGAAGACATCAGAATGCTTGTAAAAAATAAGTCGCACTACGTTGACTATAATCTTTTTGGAACTGTCACAGGGCGTCTTACAACCAAAAGAACAAGCAATCCTATTCTGACCATGAAGTCAAAGTTTCGTGAACTAATCAAGCCCACAAACGACTGGCTTGTGTCTTTCGACTACAATGGCGCAGAGGTCAGAACCTTTTTGTCGCTCTCGGGGCATGGGCAACCAGAAGAAGACATTCACTTGTGGAACATGAGACACCTTTACAGGGATCATCCCATTGATCGTGATGAGGCGAAGGTCCGCTTTTTCTCGTCATTCTACAATTACAACGATATGTCCCTAAACGGCTCTGTTTATAATCGTGAGCGTGTCATCGGTGACTATTTCTATGGTGATCGTGTCAAAACAACCTTTGGTCGTGAAATTCCTGTTGATGAGCGCAGAGCTTTCAACTATATCATCCAGAGCACCACTGCCGATCTCACTATCGATCGTGCTGTAGAATTTGATCGCGTCCTTCAAAATACAGAATCAAAGGTTGCTTTCATTGTTCATGATGAAATTGTCCTTGACATTAAGGAAGAAGACAAATATCTTATACCTGAACTAAAGGAGGTGTTTGAAAACAATAAACTTGGCAGATTTATGGCAAATGTAAAGGCAGGCAAGAACTACGGAAAGTTGAAGGAATTGAAACTATGATTTCGCTGATAGGCATAGGCGAAGCAGGCTGCAATATGGTTTCTCTATTCGAGAACCATAAAGAATATAATTGTTTCTTGTTCTCTCCTGAGCAAGAAAACACAAAGTATACGAGAAAATTACCAAGAGTAGCAAAAGCAGAAGATTGTGAGAGAGAGGCACCCAAACTATCTTCTTACAAGACAAAAGAAGCAATACAAAGCAGAGTTCAGGTGTTCCTTTGCGGATCATCATTTTCTGCGAACTATACACTGGCAATACTGGAACAGATAAAGGACAGGCAGATAGACATTTTCTACATAAAGCCAGATGTAGACCTATTAATTGGAGAAGTAAAATTACAAGAGAGAGCAATCTTTGGTATCCTACAAGAATACGCAAGATCTGGTTTGTTCAACAGTTTTACAATCTTCTCTAACCCAGCCATCGAGAAGACAATAGGTGAGATACCAATAAAAAAATACTTTGAGATGATAAACAAAAACATCTATTATGCTGTTCATTATCTAAATGTATTTGATCATACGACACCGCTTGTAGGTAATCTTTCCAAGCCCTCAGAGGTACAGAAAATACGCTCTGTTGGCATCATTTCGGTTGACAAACTAAGCGAGCAATGGTACTATGATTTACAGGAAGATCGTGACGTAGCATACTATTTATGTATAGCAACTGAGCGCTTAGAGAACGATGGCAAGCTTCATGCGAAGGTAGTCCAGAGTCTCAAAAGCAAACCCCGGAATGCATTCAAGAATGTGACTTATGCTATCTATGAGTCACCCTACGAAAGCGATTTTGGATTCTGCGTAGCACATACAAATTTTATTCAAGGATTAGTACTTGACAGCACAGGCTGATCACGTTACATTAGAGATGAGCAAGGGAACGCTCTAAACATCACCCAAAACAAATACGCTTGACAGGACTTGGAGAGCGTGTTACATTGAGATGGCGAGGAACGCTCGTCATACTATAGCCCAACACAAGGAGAACATTATGGGAATCAACATGGAACTTATGCGGAAGAAGCTCGCCGCACTTCGTGGAGAAGGAAAGAGCGACCGAACCAGTGTGTGGTTCAAGCCAGAAGAGGGAGATACTGACATTCGTATCGTACCCGCAGCAGACGGAGACCCACTCAAGGAAGTCTTCTTCCACTACAACATCGAAGGTCATCGCGCTGGTGTGATGTGCCCGAAGCGCAACTTCGGTGAAGAGTGCCCGATTTGCGATTTTGCATCACAGCTTTGGCGTGATGGTACTGAAAGCAACGACGAGGAAACCAAGAAGCTTGCAAAGTCTCTCTTTGTTCGCACTCGTTACTTCTCACCGGTAGTTGTTCGTGGTCTTGAGTCCGAGGGCATCAAGGTCTATGGTTACGGCAAACAGGCATACGAACTGCTTCTTGGTTACATCCTTGACCCAGAGTATGGTGACATCACCGATCCCAAGGGCGGCACTGACATCACTATCACCTACACCAAGCCAACTCGTCCGGGTGCATACCCACAAACCAACATGAAGATGCGTCGTAACACCACTGCACTTCTTGAGGATGCAGACGCAATTCCGGGTCTGCTCCAGAACATGCCCGACATTGACGCACTTTTCACCCGTCATAGCCCGAAGGAAGTCAGTGCAATTCTTGACTCCATGCTTTCGGGTGACAAGTCTGCTGAGTCTCGTTCCCGTGAGACTACACAATACAACCAGAAGTCAAGCGTTGATAAGGCGTTTGATGATCTGATGGCTGGCTAGTAAAAGCGTACCGCTCCAGTCGCCCCCACCCCTAAAAAGGTGGGGGTTTTTGTTTGCACTTTTGCTTTTGGTATGTTATAATTACTAATGAGCTTCGGCTCGAAATTAAAGAAAAATAAAGAAAAGAAAAATTAAATAAAGGAGAACTATATGGCTAAAGCAACAGCTAAGGCTGGGCGTGTATCTATGTCCGATCTTAGAGCAATGATAAACAAGAAGGCAAAGCGTAATGTCGCACATGACCTTCGTGAAGATAACCCGACAGAAGTAAAGTTATGGATTCCTACAGGATCTCGATGGCTTGACTCAATTATCTGCAAGGGCAAGTACGCAGGTATTCCAGTTGGAAAGGTAACAGAACTTGCAGGACTTGAGGCAACAGGTAAGTCTTTCCTCGCAGCACAGATTGCAGCAAATGCACAGAAGATGGGTATTGGAGTTGTATACTTTGATTCAGAGTCTGCAATTGATCCCGGTTTTTTGGAACGTGCAGGTTGTGATCTAGAAACACTTATGTATATTCAGACACCATCTGTTGAGTTTGTGCTTGAGACAATTGAAGACATTCTTGGTGCGACAGACGACAAGATGTTATTTATCTGGGACTCCCTCGCATTCACTCCCTCAGTATCAGATGTTGAAGGGGACTTCAACCCACAATCTTCAGTGGCAACCAAGGCACGTATTCTTGCCAAGGGTATGTCAAAGTTGATTGTGCCGCTTGCAGATAAACAGGCAACTTTCCTTGTCCTCAACCAGTTGAAGACAAACATCCCACAGGGACCGATGGCTCGTCAAATTGCAATGACAACCCCTTACATCACTCCGGGCGGTAAGGCAATGCACTACTCCTATTCTCTTCGTATCTGGCTTACAGGTCGTAAGAGCAAGGCAGCATACATCGAAGATGACAACGGTTTCCGTATTGGATCCGAGGTTAAGGTAAAACTTGAAAAGTCTCGCTTTGGAACACAGGGAAGAAACTGTACATTCCGTATTCTTTGGGGAACAGACCATGTTGGCGTTCAAGATGAGGCATCTTGGTTTGAGGCTCTCAAGAACTTTATGGATGTTTCAGGTTCTTGGTATACTTTTCAGCATGGCAGCTACTCCAAGCGGTTCCAGCCCAGCAAGTGGGTAACTCTTCTTGAGAAAGACGAAGAATTTAAGAAGCATGTTATGGAAAAGATGGATGAAGTTGTAGTCCAGAAGTTTGATAAGCGTGAAGGCGATGCTTCAGAGTTCTATGAGGTAGACAAAGCCTCTTGACAGCGTGCCTCCACCCTGTTATATTATGGGGTGGAGGTAATCTATGAAGCGTGTACTCGTTATCGACGCCCTCAATATGTTTTTGAGGGCGTTTATTGTTGATCCCAGTCTGTCTCAGCACGGACAGCCAATCGGTGGCATCAAGGGATCATTCAAGATTTTACAAAAATTGGTAAGAATTACAAAGCCAAATGAAATTGTTATCTGCTGGGATGGACCCAATGGTTCACAAAAGCGTAAGACTCTGAACTCAAACTACAAAGAAGGTCGTAAGCCCCTGCGTTTGAACCGCGCTGTTCACAATCTAACTGAAAATGAAGAGCTACAGAACAAATTGTGGCAGCAGATGAGAACAATTGAATACTTCAACCACATGCCCATCATTCAGCTTATGTTGGAAAGGGTTGAGGCAGATGATATCATTTCGTATGTTTGTAATTCTCGACATTATGATGGTTGGCAAAAGGTAATTGTCTCAAACGACAAGGACTTCTTGCAATTGTGTGACGAGGAAACTGTAGTCTACAGACCAACGACAGATAAGATTGAAACAAAGAAGACTGTGGTTGAGTCACTCGGTATCCATCCGACAAACATGGCTCTCGCCCGCGCAATGGTTGGTGACTCAAGCGATAACCTTCCGGGTGTTAGTCGTGTTGGCTTCAAAACAATTGCTGGTAAGCTACCCTTTATGGCAGAGGAGCGTTCTATCACAATTGATGAACTCATTGATCATTGTGAGAACATAGAATCAAAACTAAAAGTTTATAAGAACATTGTTAGTTCTCGTGCCCTTATCGAACACAACTACGACATGATGCAGCTATATTCTCCTCTTATCTCTGTTCAGGGCAAGCAGACCATTGATTATGGGCTTGAAAACTTTGAATGTGATTTTCAAAAAACAGAACTTCTCAGGCTTATGTTAGAAGATGGCTTTGGTGAGTTAAATTGGGAAGAGTTAAAAACATTCCTAAACAAAATTTCAAGGGAATGTAATGAGAAATGACACTATTTACTACCGAGGTGTAGTAAATGGAAGAACTTTACGAATTTGATGAAGATTTTCTCAACGAAGAGGAAGTTGAATTAGATGAAAAGAAGAAAAAGAAAAGTGGCGGCAAGAAAGACGCCTGCTATCACAAGGTAAAGGCTCGCTACGATGTGTGGCCATCTGCCTACGCCAGTGGCGCACTTGTCAAATGCCGCAAGGTTGGTGCTGCTAACTGGGGCAACAAGTCAAAGAAAAAGAACGAAGGCATCGAGTTTGACGATCACCTTCTTCAGATCATTAAAGAGGAATACGCAGCCGTCATAGCCGAAAAAAAAAAGTTAACGGCTAAGCCTTCTTCCGAGAGTAGCCTCAAAGACTGGTTTGGTCGCAAGGGTGCTCCCGGCAAGAAAGGAGGCTGGGTTGACTGCAATACTTGTCGCAAAGACAA